AACTCATGAACAAGTTTTTCATCACCTTTCATGACAACCTTCAATGCATCTTCTAGTCTTTCACGAACCCATTGTGGTGTAGATGACTTTGCAGTTTCAATACCCATCATCTTTAGTTTTGGTTTTGTAAGTCTTACACCCTCATTGTCATATACATTGAGAATGTATCTTTTCTTTGCAGTCCAAATACCTTTGTCTGCAATTACCTCTCGACCCATAACCATCTTGTTTTGATATGCACTGGTGTATTCTGCAAGTTCTTCATAACATTTGTTTATCACTTCTTGCATTTTACCATTACCAACTTGGTCTAGAAACTCAATTGGATTTTTTGGTTGAACACTCTTGACTAGTTCATCAAACCTTACATAGATTGAATCAGTATCAATTGCAACAACATAATCATCTTCTGTACCTAAAATGGTATTTAAGTACTTGTTAACTGCATGTTCGACCCATTTAATTGCAAGTTGACCACTAGATGTAACAGCCTCAGCAAGACCAATCTCAAAATATCAGAACCACTCATTACCGATTGCACCATAAGCACTGTTCAAAGAAATCTTACGAACCATTTGGTTGTTATATGCAATTGCAATCTCTCTGTTCAAATCTTGTTTTCTTCTAGGGTCATCTGTAGACTCAAACTCCTTTTGGTGTTCAATCATCTTGTTCTTCCACAAGACTCTTTCATCGTATAAGTTTTCCAGAATCTCTGTAAGAAACCCTTGTTTTCTTTTACTGAACTTTGCACCATTTGGTGTTTGTGCAAATAGAGTATTTGTTCTAACTTCTTTATTCAACATCATATCTACATTAGATGTATCACTAGTCATTCCAGAAAATGTCTCTGGACTGATGTTGTATTGCATAATCAAATGAGGATATAGTGAATTTAAATCAAACGACATGACCCATTCATGCATTCCAACTTGTGGGTCTTTAACATATGCACCCATAAACTTTTGTTTTTTGGGAGCACCACCTCGTGCTGGTGGAACAATAATGTTTTGTTGTTTGAGTCGATTGAATATTAGAATATCCCAGTATCGAACTTGTCTGAATGCATCAAGATAGTTACACTTTGCAGTATATGCCATCTGAATCAATAGACCCATCAATCCTAGTTTATCATCTAGTTCTTCAACCAAAGTCACATCACGAACATTATATTCTAGGAACTTCTGATAATCTTTCTTATAGAATAGATGCATTGCACCAAATTCTTCATAGTTGATTTTACCTTTTCCAAGTTCAATCTGTGATATGTTTTCTAGTTTGTAACTATCTCTTCTTTTGAATGTAAACTTCTGATAAAGTTGCAAGTAATCTACAACCTCAACACCAGTTAATGTATATGCTTGTTGTTTTTTACCAAAGGTATCCCACTCTCGAACTGTTGTAATGTTCCATGGCGATAGTTGGTCTGCAATAGTTGTACTGAATAGTTTACTGATTCTATTATAAAGATATGTAATATCAAACTGGTCAACATTCCAACCAGTAATAATATCTGGATATATCTTTTTGTATTCTTCTAGGAAAGTTTTGAGAAGTTGTTTCTCGTTTTGACAATGAAAGTATTTGATTGTTGGGTCATTGTGTTCCCATGCTTGTGTACCAAAAACATACTTGGTATCTTTACCAAACATTTTGAAACTGATTGCATTGATTTCTTCTGCAGCTTCTGTTGGTTCTGGGAATCCATTTTCACATTCACATTCTATATCAAGATTCATAACACGAACATGTCTCATCATCCACTCAATATCTTGAGGGAAGTATTCTGCAATGTATGCGTAGGGATGTCTTTCTATTCCATGAACATCAAACCCTTCTACATCCTTCCACTTCTCACGAAACTGTCGTGCTTGTGCAATCGAATTGAACTTCTTAGGTTCTAGGTTTTGTCCTTTTACAGAACGAAAGGATGAATCTTTGTTCGTTGGAACATAGAAAGTAGGTTTGTATTGAACCTGTTTTTGGATATACTCCCCATCCTTGAACTCACGAACAAGGATTAGGTTTCTATGCTGGTAGACATTTGTATAAAAGTGCATGTAGTTATTATACTACTAGATTACTTTTTGGTCAACAAAATGTTTTTTTAGATTTGATATCTTATCTTCTGCCTCTGCAATTTTAGCAAGTTGCAAGTCGATAGACTCAAGTATCTCTGGATGTTCTCCAATACCTGCTGGTTTTTCTAGATAGATATCAATATTCATCTTTGCTTCTGCAATGACTCCTTCATATTTTAAGAGGAGTGCTTTCACGATTCTTGTCTTCATTATGTAATAATAGATGGTTGTGGTGGAGTAATTACCTGTCCAGTAATTGATTCGTATTGATTACGAAGTTTTGTTTCTGGTTCTGCTGTAAATACTATATTCTTGTGGTTGACTAAGATTGTTTCATCTTTTGCCATTGACCCATAAGGAACTAACTGAATGTTAAATCCTTTTTCAGTTTGACTCATCAAAATACCAAGAGGATTCTTCAATGTAACTGTTGATTCACCTTCATCTTTATATTCTGTTACGAGTTCTTCACCTGTAACTAATTTCAAATATTTTATATTCATACTTCCTCTAACATTGTCATTAGTCGTTCAGCACGATTAGTGACTTGGTTGTACCATCTAGAATCTCTTCCTTCAACTGCAGCTTGTTTCCAATCATTGGATTCAATTGCTTTCTTAAAGTTTTGAAACTTAGATAGTCTTGTCATACCCATGTTAAAGGTCATATTAACTAAAACTCTTTGAACTTCATCTGGATAAGATTCTAATTCTGGATAAAGTTTTCCACATTCTTCTACATGTTCTGCAAAGTCATGATTCCATACTTCATCCACTCTTTCTTCTGATACTGGTGTATCAACTTCTTGACCAAATTCTGGGTCAGATTCTTTTACTAAATGCCCTATTCCAAAGGTTGGATAACCTAAGTGGTCTTTGTAGATTGCATAAACGACACCTTCATCCCTTATGATTTCTTCTTTTAACTTACTTGGATTCTTTATTTTCATCTTTGAGTAATTCCACGGCCTTATCGCCTTGTTCTTTGAGCATTTCAATAAGTATGTCACCCATGATTTGATTAAACTCTTTATCATCTGATATCGTGTCTACCATATCCTCTGGACATTTTCTTACTGCTCTAGTAAAATTAATGGTTGGTGGTGTATCTTCATTTTCTACTGGTAGAAACTGAACTTCACCATAGGTATATATGACTCCTTCATATTTACCCTCAGTGATTTCAACACCATTTTCACCATCGTTTGCGTTTACAACGACTTTGTATTTTGGTAGGGACATTACTGTGCCTTAAATACTTCGTTGACTATTTTTTTCTTGAGTTGTTTTGTATCAACATCAATTCCTAACTGTTTACCCTTTTCAGCAAGTTGTGCTTTAGTGAGTTTATTAAGAACTGGTCTTGATATCTTTGTAGCTTTAGGAGTTGGTTTAGTTTCAACTACTGGAGTTGAATTATTTGTATCAGTATATACCCAATACCCTATTCCTAAGACTGCAATAACAACTAGTATTCCAAAATATTCCATACTATTCAGTCTCCTCAGAAGTGTCATCTAATTCTACACTTGGAACTGGTGGAACTTCTGGATTTAGTAAGTCCAAATGGGATTGGACTTGGATTAAAAAATTTGCTGGAGTAGATGCACCATAAGGGTCATCTTCTGCATTGTCTTGTAAATTAGGTTCTGGAGAAAAAATTTCTACAGTTCCATCTTTAACTAACATTGCATATCTCCAAGACCTTAGTCCAAAACCTAGATTGTCTTTTTTAACTAACATACCTAGACTTCGTGCAAGGTCTCCACATCCATCTGCAAGTGGTTTGACTTTCTCAATACCCTGTGCTTCGAACCATGAGTTCATCACGAATGTATCGTTTACAGATGTACAGTAGATTTCATCTACTCCAGCATCCATGTACTGTTCATACATTTCTTCAAAGCCAGGTAATTGTTGAGTCGAACAAGTTGGAGTGAATGCTCCCGGCAGACCAAATACAACGATGGTTTTATCTTCCATCAATTGGTCTAAATGAACAACATTCCAGTCATCGTTTTCACGAACATGAAAAATGACATTGGAAAGGTCGTTTAAATTTCCTTTGTTTAACATAATAAAAATACCTCTATAATTTTATTTCAACTATATTTAGTATACCACGAGACTGGATGTTGTCAACCCTTTTTTTACTCCACTAAAAATTCTTTAGATAACTTCTTAGTTCCTATAGAGATTTTCTTAGGTTTCTTTTCCTCTGGAATAATTTTAGTAAGTGGAACAGATAGAATACCATCTTCTATAGATGCAGAACCGACTTCAATGTCATCTGCAAGAACAAAGTTTCTTTTCCATTTACGAGCTGCAATACCAGTGTGAATTGCACTAGAATTTGCTATTCTTTCTGGATTAGGGTCTGACTTATCACCAATAACTCTTAGTTCATTTTCTTGAACTTCGATATCAATGTTGTCTTTTCCAAAACCAGCACATGCAATTTCGATAACAAAGTGTTCATCATCGACTTTTGTGATATTGTAAGGGGGGTATGATTGACTGTTGTTTCTTGAAACATTATCGATTCTTCGAAAGAAGTCATCAATACCAACTGAGAATGGACTTGTTAGGTTTAACATTTCCTGTAAGTCCAGCGTACTTAATTTTACCATTTTTGCCTCCATTATTATGCAAGGTTAAATTATGTGACCACTAAATGTGCATCACTATAGTATATATAAGGATTAATCTTTAGATTTCAAGTCTTTTTCAACAAATTCTTTAACTTTTTCAAGACTATACCATAGACCAGAGTACATTTTAGTACTGTCTTTAGTTTCTACGATATATCTTTTGTATCCAAAGGTTCTTTGTGAGAAGATTCTTACATCTCCATAGTTTTCTTCTAATAATCTCATATAGTTACTATTATCTCATGAAATGAGTATTTGTCAAGTAAACAAGTATTGGTTTACCATCATCACTAACCCCATAAACCCTAATGCAGATAATTGAACTGCACATGCAATCCAAATAATTGGGAATTGTCTATCTGCCCAGACTTTCAATTCATTTTCATACCAATCATCAACTTGTTGTGGAGTTGCATCTATTGTCTTATTTAATTGTAGTTCGAGTTGTTGTTCATAACCACATGTGACATTTGCACAATCATCTACAGCAGATGGTAAAGGTCTTTTCCATGCATCTTGTTTCATGATACTGTTAGTGAAGATACTGAGATACAAAAAAGAAATACAAGTGTTCCTAGTTCAAGATAATCTATGTATTTTTCTTTGTCCTTCATACATAGTATATATAATATATTATAACTAGAACTTATCTTCTATAACAATTCCTTTTTGCTCGATTGGCAACTGCATTGTTGTTTGTAATCACCATGACCATCATAGTGTTTACTTGTCTCATAGTTCTTCGTGAAAGTCTTTCGTGTTTTATATCTGCTTCGATGGTTGGTATAAGAACTAAAGTTTTGACTGCAAACATCTTTGGAACTGATGGTTGTTCACCTAGAATTGGATTTAGTTCTCTGACACAATTATATTGAAGACCTTTGTAAGTAGTCCATATATCTGCAAGTTGTAGAGCTGCAAAAGTATAGAGTTGTGCATCAGTGTATGATTCAACAAGTGTATATTGTAACTTTCTCTGATTTTCCTTTAACCTTGATTCTATCAACTTCTGAGAATGCTCTGTCTGGACATAATTGATAAGTTCTTTCCGATAACAACAAGTCCACCCCATCATAATTTCTTGTTTGTCCTTCGAGT